ATCTTTGCAACCGGCGAAGCTGGATGCGGTAAAACCTGGATCAGCGCCGCGAAAGCGGCAGAGGCCCTGATACATAAGGATATCGACAGGATTATCGTCACGCGTCCGGTGTTACAGGCCGATGAAGATCTGGGATTCCTGCCAGGGGATATCTCAGAAAAATTCGCTCCGTACTTCCGGCCGGTCTACGACGTTCTGGTTAAACGTCTTGGCGCTTCCTTTATGCAGTACTGTCTGCGACCCGAAATCGGCAAGGTAGAAATCGCGCCTTTCGCCTATATGCGCGGTCGTACCTTTGAAAACGCGGTGGTGATCCTCGACGAGGCACAAAACGTGACCGCGGCCCAGATGAAGATGTTCCTGACGCGCCTTGGCGAAAACGTCACGGTGATTGTTAACGGCGATATTACCCAGTGCGACTTGCCCGCTGGGGTGCCTTCCGGTCTTGCGGACGCGCTGGCGCGCTTCGAAGAGGACGAGATGGTCGGCATTGTACGCTTCGGCAAAGATGACTGCGTGCGTTCGGCGCTGTGTCAGCGCACGCTGCATGCGTATGGTTGATGGATTTGAGTAAGTCTGTGTAGCAAGCAAAACCCGGCGCAAGCCGGGTTTTTTTATGGAGCAGCGTCGCAGGCTCCGCTGTCCAACGGGCTGCGCCCGTTGTTGAACCCCGGCGGGGGTTCTCATACCCCTCTCATCGAGCGATATAAACGAAAAAAGCCTGAACGTAAGTTCAGGCTTTTCTCTGAAATGATGGCGGTGAGAGGGGGATTGACTCGCTGCGCTCGCCCTGCGGGCAGCGTCGCAGGCTCCGCTGTCCAACGGGCTGCGCCCGTTGTCGAACCCCGGCGGGGGTTCTCATACCCCTCTCATCGAGCGATATAAACGAAAAAAGCCTGAACGTAAGTTCAGGCTTTTCTCTGAAATGATGGCGGTGAGAGGGGGATTCGAACCCGCGTTCATATCTTCGTAACCTCATGATAGATAATGGTTTCATAAAAGGATCCTTTTTCACGTGCACTACACGTGCATTTTTCTTCAAATTGGCCAGTTAGTCGCTTCCGGTTTTGATCGTCGGACGAGACAGGTGCCCATCGTAATCTACCAGGTAGGAGCCGTAATTTCTGAACAGCATGTCCGGGCCTTTATGCCCCATTTGCTTGCAGAGCCAGAACAGGTTAGCCCCTGAGCTGATATGCATCGTCGCGAACGTGTGGCGGGTCTGATACGGATTACGATACCTGAGCTTTGACTCGCGCATGATGATGCGCCACGCCTTCTGCCTGATAGCATCAGAGCCTCCCCACGGCTCGCCGGTACGCGGGTCTTCGAAAACAAACTCGCTCTTTAGCTGCGTGAACTGCTTCATGATGCTTAGCGCCTCGATCGCCTCCTCGTTTAAATCTATCTTCCTTGTGCCGGCGCGCGTCTTCGTTGATTTCTCCACGCCCTCAACAACGGCGTTCTGCACAAACGCTGTCTTCTTTTCGAAATCTATATCCCTCCACCTCAGAGCGCAGAGCTCGGAAGGGCGCACGCCAGTATTCAGCGCAAACTGGAATGTCGCTTTCCACTGAGGAAAGAGGCAGTGCATATAGATGATGCTGATTTCAGCAGGCGTGAAGGGGTCAACTTCATACTCTTCCGTGTTTCCATACTCGATTGAGAAGTAGCGCGATGCGCTGATGTGCGCAACAGGGTTGTCGCTGATAAGCCCATCCGTCACCGCTTCATCAATGGCGCTGCGCAAAAACGACAGCCGGTTTCGGATGGTCTTCAGCTTCGTCTTCTGGGTGGAAACCCAGCTTTTTAGCGCTGCCGGCGTTAGCTCCGTAACGTAGATGTTGTGAAGCGCCCTCAGCGACCGCAGGCACTTCCTGTAGCCGTCAAGAGTGGATGGTGACAGGTTCCGGTTTTCGCTGATAACCAGGTACTCCTCAAGGTAGTCCTTTACCGTCTTTTTCTTCTTCTGATGCCCAAATAGCGCAGCCTTTTTCGAGCGGGGGAAGTACTGCAGGTAGTTAAAATCCCCCGACGCGATGCGGTTCTGAATCTCTCCCAGATACCGCTCGGCGTACTTTATGTTTCGTGAATTCACATCCATTCCCGACAATGGCTCTCTGCACAGAACGCCATTAAACGTAAATGTCAGCTGCAGCGTTTCGCCAGTCTTGTGGCGCCGCACTGTTATTCCGCGCGGTAAAGCGGATCCTTGCTGCTTCTTGCCCATCGGTTCACCTCTTCTGTATCAATCCAGCGCTCCCGGACGCCGTCCACTTTTAATACGTGAACCCCCATCCTCCAGATCTTCCTTTGTATCCGTTTGTTAATGGCTTCCTCCGATTCTCCTGTGGTTTGGCAGTATGCTGAAATGGGCATTACATCAAGGCTCATATCTACTCCTTTGGCGGCCATAGCCAGGCCAGCACAATACAAATAAAAAGGGCCAGATTAGTGATAATCCAGCCCATGTCGGCTTCTTTCTGGTGGCTGTTATTTTGCCGCCCGCAACTCTTTGTCAATTTGCCTCACATAGTGAATTAACCATGCTTTTGGCCGGAAGGTATTAGGCGGCAGGCAGTCGATCGTTTTTGCATAGCGATCGAGAATTTTGGTAGTGATGCTGTCCCGATCAGCTCTGGGCTTTCCATCAATTGCGGCCAGAATATCTGACCGGCATTTGCGCGCCACCGCCCGGAGCGCGTTTTCAGTTTGCGGAGACATCATGCGATTTTCTCTTTGGCGAGGGGTAAGCACATTTCGGGGAGATTGGCGCGCACCAGCGCTTCAGCGAACGGCGGCGGAACGGCATTGCCACAGCGAGCAACTTGCTTGTCTTTGGCGTACTTATTCCCGAGATAGTCGCGGTCAATAACGTACCAAGACGGAAATCCCTGAGCTGCGTATAGCTCATGCGGCTGTAGCATGCGCATGCCGATATCAACGATCTGGTAATCGGTACCGTCAACTGTAACAAGTCCGAATCGGTCATTTGTTGTAACTGTGCCGAGGGGATCAGTAAGCCCCACGCCGCCCTTTTCATTTCCGTAATACTTCATCAGGAATGCGCGCACCTCGCCGACATGCTGGCCGCCAGCGGTTATTGTTGGCATAGGCGTATCGGTGCGCTGACCGTCTTTGCATGTTCCCCGCAGCTTAACGAGATTGCTTGTTACCAGAGCATGGTGATCGGTAGTAGTGACGGTGTGTACTGGTGCAACCATAGAGGCGCCGGGGCCGGTATAATTCCCGCCAAAGTGCTTAGCCAGAAATGCCGATACCAGCGCAAATTTATTGCCGCCCGCGGTTACGGTGCCAACCGGCTTTTCGAGATTTAACACTCGCGGAGCCTGGCCCGCCCGCTCGCCATACCCAACCTGAATAAGCGTCGGGCAAATTATGTTGGTGCGATTCTGGGTCAGCAGAGTAAAGAACGGCTTATTAACAGGACGAGGCTTCATCTGGAAAGTGGATCCGCCGGTGCCTGCAAATACTGGAGCGACTACCGCATAACCATGTTTGCGCGTAATCGTCTGCAGTGGCTCCTCTATAGATTGCCCGCGGAAACAGTCATAATTTCCTTTGCTGGTGGTGTGATTACATTTGACGATGAAAGGAGTTGGATTGTCGATCACAAAACGCTCTATGCCGCGCGCGATGCGCTTCAGCGTGTTTTCTGCCAATGGTTTTCCGCGACCGAAAATGCTGGGGCAGGGAATGGACCAGTCAATGCACTCAGCAGCAGTACGCCATGGCATCAGGTGCCCGGACTGAACCGCCAGGCTTTTCGGATCACCGTGTGATGGCTGTGGCCACGTTACTGGCTCACCGTCACAGCGCATCACCATGAAGAAGCGTTTTCGGATTGTTGGTGCGCCGAAGTCACAGGCGCGTAGCTCTCGATATTCGACTTTATAACCTAATCCTGCGACCAGGCGGCGAGCGTCAGCACTATGGCGGCCAATCTGCAGGAAGTCGCAAACCTCATCCAGCGCAGGATGATCAGCAGCAACGCCGGTACTCAGCATGCCAACGAATGCGGCAAATGTTTCACCTGCGCGCGCCGGATCCGGGCGGTCTTCACTGGCTAGCAATGGCCCCCAGGTTTTAAACTCTTCCACGTTCTCCAGCATTACTACGCGTGGACGCTTTGCCAGCGCCCAGCGAATGACAATCCATGCCAGACCGCGAATCTCTTTCTTAACTGGCTTGCTGCCTTTAGCTTTGCTGAAATGGCGGCAATCAGGTGAAAACCATGCGAGGCCAACTGGCGCGCCAGCTGTGGCTGCTACCGGGTCGATATCAAAAACTGATTCGCAGTAGTGCAGGGTGTCGGGGTGGTTGGTGGTATGCATGGCGATCGCATTGGGGTCATGGTTAATCGCGATATCTACGCTGCGGCCGGTAGCCATTTCGATTCCGGTACTGGCGCCGCCGCCGCCGGCAAAATTATCAACGATGATTTCTCTCATTGGACGCGCTCTCCGAATGTGATTGCGAGGGCTTGTGCTGCATTGATGATTGAGCTGGAAGGCTGCCGCTCCAGCAGCATGCGGTTAATGTGATGCTTTAATTTGCGTTGGTGATCTGCATGAAGCAGGGCAATATTCGGTATCTGCTCAGATAGCAGGTTTACTTCTGCAGACCAGACATCATTTGACGTCATGGGCGGCTCTTCTTCCCGCTGAAATGGACGGAGGCGGGCAGCCGCTTTTTCGATCTGCGCTATAAAAGCAGCGCCGCGGGCTTCAAGCTCATCGCGGCTGACGTACCCCATTCTGGGTCCGCGCCACGCTTTATCGAACACGGCGATTGCCGCACCAAAGCCTGCTGATGATTCTGTCGGTTGCCCCGGTTCCGGTCGGTACCAGGCGGGGAGGTCGAAACTGACTCGACCGCGAACAAAGGCAACGTGATCTGCATCTTCTGGCCACCATACTTCGCTGGTCGCCGCCTTAATGAAATAGACGTACCGGCCACCGAGTTCGCGCATCGCCATTGTGTGGTTGATGATATGGCGCATTCCTGTGATGTACTGCCCATCCTGCTCGGTGGCGCGGCTGTATGGCGGATTTGCATAAGCTGCGCCGTTAAGTTCCTTCAGGCGTTCATACCAGTTTTGGGTCAGGGCATTTTCTTCGGCTGTGTAATAGGCCTCGCATTTGTGGTTTTCGCGATCGGCAAACAGGTCGAGTACGAACGGGCCATAAAGAGAATTAATACCCCACCAGATAGTGTCAGGTGTTTGCCATTGATCTCCAACTTCTTTTAGCTTATGAAATGTTTTTGCTTTCAGACTATTCAATGACATAACATACTTCGATTGTCTTTTCATTTTGGAGGCTCAGATGGTTAAAAAAGAAAGCCTAGGTTATGACATACCTCTACTGGCTTTTATTACCGCTATTACTTATTTCATGTCATCTTTATATCAGTCTGGTTATGCAAGATTTTATGGGTATAGTCCTGCATTTCTTGGGTTTGATATAAATGTATTATTAGATTCCGCCTTGCCTATTACTTATGCAGCATTAGTTATTTTTGTAGGAATAGTTTTCCTTAATAAAGTTCAAGGTAAAAGGTATGGGAATACGTTATTCATTGCTTCTTATCTCATCATTTCCCCGTTAGTATACTTATTTATTATAAACGGTGGTGGATTTCATTTTATATACCCTAGCGAAATCTATGTGATGGCCTTTTTCATTTTATTTTCTTTAATTGTAGCGATGTATATACCAATGACTTTTAAGATGGGTTTGCAGAGGAATAAGAAAATAAATTTTAGCGAAGTGCTGTCTAATAGTATAATGATTGTATTTATTTCCTATCCGATAGGAATAATATCTGCCGCCTCACAGAGTGACTTCTATCAGGTTAAGGGAGGTAAGTATTACTTGCTGTCGAATGTTTCCAATAATTATGTTCTGGGGTCATGCCTTTCTGGGAAGGCAACTTATAAAATAGAAAAACCAGATTCATCAATTGAATTTATCAGAGTTAATTCTGACGAAGAAAAATTTAAAATCAAAAATTGTTTTCATGAATCTGCAAAAACTGATCAATCAAAAGTAGTGTCTGCGTTTCCTGATTTTAAGATTAAAAATTATGGCTGGCGAGGCTAAAACTTAAGGTATTGTCAATATTGGCTGCGCTTCTTCAATCATTGATGTTAGCACGCATCTGCCCGACGAACTCTTCTGCATCGAGCATCAAACGCTCTAGGGTGATGGTGCGGTCCAGATCGCCGGCGGCTAATAGCTGCTTACTGGCGAACATGATGATGCCTTCGGCTCGGATGGCGTTGAGGGCGGCGTCGGTGGCTGGGGTTTCTTCCAGCAAATCAGTCAGAGCATCAAAAGATTCAGGAATGACCACATAACGATGCTCATCGCCATTAAATTCACACTCTTCTGATGACTCTGAGACCTCACGTATTAACGACTTCAGCGCCGCATTCTCCGCCGCTAGCGCATTCAGCTTTTGCTGTGCCGCCAGTAATGAAGTTGCCAGGAAGGTGACAACCTCTTCGTGATCTTTGCCGACGGATGATGGCGGGAAGCCCTGCGCCATATGTTCGATATCACTGTGATTCATTTTCATATCCTGTGCCGCTGAGCGGCCTGATGTGCTTGGCATCGCCGAGCGCAGGCAACAAAAAAACCGCCCGAAGGCGGCTTATAATATTATTCAGATCAATCATCGTAACCGGCAACCTGACGCAGCGTCCGCTTAGGCGAATCGCCAGGTCGGCGGGGATGGTTTTCATGATTGCTGCTTCGGATGGATGCAACAACCCACAGAGTTAAACGTAGGGTTTCCGCTTTTTCAATCGAAAGAGGACCAAGCTCACCTTTGTCGATCATGTTGCTGATGTCTTTCAGCATATCCTCTGCATAACTGAGGTAATCGTCTTCTTCGATGACCTTCTGGTGGAAAACTTCATCCAGGTTAGTGAGGTTTTCTTTCAGCGAGTCTACCTCTGAATTGAGGCGGGTATTTTCCTCGTACAGCTCTTCATACGCTGCCTGGTTTTGTACTGCCTGATCAGCCATTTCCTTCAGCTGGTTTACGCTATCGATAGCCTGTTGTGCTAATTGAGTTGTATCAGCCATATTTGATTCCTTTTATATGAAATTACTGAATTGATTTTTATTGGCCCACAGCGATTAAAACCATTTATCGTCAGTAGGTTATGTGCTTGCCTGACATGGACACATTACGCTCTAACAAAGATAATTAACAGTCAAATACTGTTTATATGAACAGTATTTGTTGTGTCATAAATCATAAATTTGGCTTAGTGCCGGTTATAACTTTGCTTCGCTCTTCCAGAAAACGTATACGGCTGCGGCTGGCCCGCTGGCGAACAGATTCGTACGAGCGATTAAGCCTCCGGGCTATAAGTTTGGGTGGTGTGGTTGCTGCGAGTTCTTTCAGAAGGCCTATCTCATCATGCGACCAGCGGCGGCCAAGGGTTAACTGATTGCCGCGACGCCGGTATTCAGGTGATTGCATATTCTCTCCTGTGATTAGCCAAGAGCCTCTTCAATCTCCGCCTTGCGCAGCAGGTAAACATCGGTGGCTTTTTCGAGCGTGTCCGCCTCATTCGCCAGCATGCGTGCCGCGTATTTGTAGCAGCGGTCCAGACCGGCAACGTTTTCCGCCTCCGCTGCGGCGGCGGTGAAATCGGCAAGCAGCTCATCCGGCGTGCGCGCTGGTGCACTGGTATTCGTCGTCGGGTTAATTTCGCGCTCGGGCTGCTGTGCTTCGGGCTTGCTATTGATCAGGTTGTTGAGGTCTGTACGGCTGCGCGCCGGGGTAACGTCGCGTTCCGCGCGCTGCGCCGGTTCAAACTCATCCGGGGTATAAACACCGAGGATGACGTCAGGGCAGTAGAGGCGCGCCCAGTATTTGACGGCCAGATAAGCCAGCTGCTGCTTCGGCGCCGTTTTCCAGAGCGGGGAGTTCCGGGTGGTCACGAACTCCAGATAAAGCGGCTCGCCCCAGGTGATTTCCGTCTCGCCGCGCAGCACGGCCCCGACGCGAACAAACAGGCCGCGCTCATTCACCGCGTTAGCCGCGCCGGGCTTGAACTTCTCCCAGTCGCCACCGTACTCATATTTAAAGCGGCCCTGCACGGCTGTAGAGCTGGTGATGACGGCGTTTACCAGCTGAGCCTCATAGCCCAGCGTGCCGTTAACGAGATGCGTTTTCTGCGCTACCGCGTAGGGGTTCATTCCCCACTGCGCAGCCTGCAGGGCAATAGCGAGACAGTCAGCAGGTTTGCCCGCCAGGTGGGCCGGAACGGTGGCTTTGCCCAGCGCCATCACTTCGGCGAATGCCTGCAGCTTCTGCAGGCCGGTCGGGCTGAAAATTGCCGCTTTGGTGTCGGCCTCGTTGACCGGGGCGTGCGTAATTTCGTTGCTCATGCGTAATCCTTCCTTTTGGCCCAGTCCGGGCGCGTGATTTCTTCGATGCCGCCCCAGTTACCGGTCAGCATGCATTCGTGATAGGTGTTCAGGTCGCGGCGGAAGAGGTCGTAGCCCACGGCAACATCATCCTCCTGCAGCTGGAAGGTGCGCACCGGATACCGGCCGCAGTCGATCGACTCGCTGACGGCGATGAAAACGAAAAGCGGGTATTCGCCGAAGTGCTTGCTGAAGCCTTCGCGGTAGTAGGCGTCCTGAACGTGATAGCGGAACTCTTCGACGTGGCGGGCGAAACGGGGCATATCAGCCACTTTTTTCACGTCAACGATGACGGGCTGGCCGGAAAGGAACTTGTCTGGCCGGATGCGGCAAAGCTCGCCTGTCTGCTCGTCGTTCCAGTAGATTGATGCTTCCTGATGGCCTTCTGCTTCAAGCAGCCAGCGCGCGGCCGGGTGGGCGAGGGCGCTGGCGCGCATAAGCTTCAGCTTGCGACCCTCCTCGGCGTCCATCACCGTCATGCCCAGCCCGGCGCAGTCCTGCAGAAAGGCTTTTTCGTTCGCCTTGCCTTCATTGGTCCGGCGATTAAATTCAGGCGCAACAATGAAGCGGCGATCAAACTCTTCAGGTTCCAGCAGCAGGCAGTGCAGGGCCGTGCCCATGTCCAGTGCGGCTTTCTTCTCTTCGTCTTCCGGCGCCTCTTTGCGCCACTGGAAGATGGCCGGGTTGATCGCGATGTCGTCCAGCTGCGATTTGCTGATGCCAGGGCCGCTGTGGTACGACTCGTTGCTGATGTCGTAATAGATGCCCGGCTCCATCACGCTACCTCGTCGAAACTGTTTTTGTTTTTCCAGATACCGATCGCCATGTCCCGCTTAGCCACCTTCACCAGCGCATCGCGCAGGAAGTTTTCGGCGGCCTCGTATTGCTCGTCGTCTTCGTCGACCAGCTCGACAGCGGGGTAATCGAAATGCTTCGGCAGGAATGCGCACAGGGCGGTCATCAGCGGGTTAATCTTGTGCTGCTCCATCATCGCGTCGACTTCATCGCCGATGCGCTCTAAATCGGTTTCGGAGAGGTTTTTCATGATCTCTTCGACTTCCTGCTTGGCTCGCCATGAAAGTTTCACTGGTGTGCCCTCCGTAACAGCAGCATTGCCATGGCCCATTTCGCGTTGTCGCCGAACAGATGGGCCTCTCGTGAAAGCTCCTGCGCTTTCTGGAAGTAGCGAATCTTCATCAGGGTCTCCCTGGCTGTTTCATGGTGTCGGTCAGCCAGCGGCAGATAGTGCGCAGGCGTTCGGTTAAGCGGGTTAACTGGGAAGGGTAAAGCTGAGCGGCATCCACGATGGTGCCGCCCGCGATCGCAAGATTCATCGTGGACATCCTTAAATGGGTTGTGGTGGTGTGGTTAAAAAAATGGCCCCTGCATTCCTGCAGGAGCCAAAGGCGAAAAACTCTCGTACCGCATTGCGGCTTATTACGCGTCTGGTGCAAATGCACCGTCATGACCTGTCGTGACAGGCCATTGCGGTGTCACTTAAACCACTGGGACGCCAGGTAGGCGGCGCCGGCGATTTTGTGCTCGTGCTTTGGTTCGAAATCGACGAGGCACGCTTTGATGTTCAAAAGCGCGAGGTTGAGATTTACGCCTTCCTTAGCGGTCGGGTATTCGCTCTTATCGAGTCCATTAAAGAACCACTGACTGATGAACTTGTTCCAGCGATTCCCCATCTCTTTGAATTCGCCAGGCGTGTCGTTATAGGCCGGGAGAATTTTCATAGCTTTGCCGCCAAAGGCGATATCGAGGCGGGTGATTTCAATCGGCTGCTGCATCACGTATCTCCTGAATTTGGGCGTAAAAAAGCCATATAAGCGGATTAGGGTTTAACTCCGCAGCGCTCTCGCAAGATCGCTCTGGAATTACCCGGCGAACCGGGTGGATTGGTTTACACCATGTAGGCATTACCGGTTTTCAGCATGTTTTCCAGTATTTCCGGAGTGGTGTCTTCGTCAAACAACCAGTCCTGTTTGCGGAACGAAAACCACCAAACACTGACGCCGTCTGTTTTGTATTTAATTCGCGTTGCTGCACTGATGAAGTGTTTCACGGTTAGTCCTTATTAGCGGTATCAGGCCGCTATTTAATGATGTGCGTTGCGTCTTTGCGAACCTTGCGATGCCCGGCGCTGTAAATCGCTACGGCGGGCAGGCACATGGCGCCAGCTTCGTGTTTCTCGCGAAGGCTCGGCGCTGACACAGCGCGTGAAACGCGCTCGGCACTTACATCAACGCGTGCTTTGCCTTCTGCCGCTTCTGCACGGCGTTTGGCGATCAGTTCGCCACGCTTGAGGTAGCGACGGCTGACGCTGTTGGTAGCTGCAAACATATTTACCTCCGGTAATTGGCTTAGGTGATTGGATGGCCGGTGCTGATCTCCGGCATAAGGCGCTTTTTAGGCGGCGTCGAGCTTGCTTATTCGCTTGAGCCATCCTCGTGAGTCAGCCACGTCCCACTGCGCATCAGCTTGCGCATTCATCCAATCCCAAAGCCAACTGCTCTTTGGTCTCCCACAAGGGCGGGAGAAATAAACCCCATCAATGTTAAAGAGCGTCGGCGTCCTGCCGTGTACTGCGTTGCGTCCTGGTGATGGGGTAAACAATACTTCAGGTATTATCACAAGGCAATACCCCAAGTATTAAAATTAATATTGGAGGTACTAAAATAATGATGAATAAGGTAATTTATTTTTTAGGTAATAAAAAAGCCGCTCAAAGGCGGCTTACGATTGACGGAGATCGCGTTAAACGAATCGTATCTTTGCTTCTACCACAACGCCGATGATGCGGCAGTTACCGTTGATCGGGACCATCGGCCAGGCTGGGTTGAGCCCTTTTAGATACTTCTGCCCGCCATCAATTATTAATTTCTTAAACGTGGCTTCATTGGCGTCAGTAAGCTTGGCAATAACGAGCGATCCATTCTTAGGCTCTCTCCCAGTATCTACTAGGACATGATGCCCCTCAGGTATACTCGGGCCGGCAGGCGCAGTCATCGAGTCGCCCTCCACGCGCAGCCAAAAGCCGCTCCCCTGAATCGGCACATCTGATTCGTACCACTCGCTTATTTCACTTAATGAATAGGGTTCCATCGCTTCATCCCATTGTCCAGCGCTGACCCAACTTAACATAGGATATCTGCCCCTAGGCTCGTACGGTCCTTCATACGACACGTTTTTGTCGAGGTGCTGCACAGAAGCGCTGTCAACTTCTTTGGCTAGCATGGGGCTGAAGTCAGAAACCGGCGCTTTCAAAAGGCGAGAGAACGTTAAAGCGGCGCTAAGGTTTAAAGCATTTCTCCCGTTAAGGTAATGACCTACCGCGCCCTGAGTCACATTCAGAGCGTCCGCAATATCTTGCTGAGTAATTTTCAGCTCTTTCTTTTTAGACTCGTACAGGGCTTTCAGACGCTTCGCATCATCAAGCTGTTCCGGCGTCAAAATCTTCGTATTTTTCATGCCCTGATTCTAATACCCCAGTTATTAAAAAATGAAATACCGCAGGTATTGATTAAATTAATACTCGTAGTATTATTGATGTACCGGTAATCACTCGGAGGAAACCGATGAAAAAGGTAACTCTTGCTGATTACGTCACGGAGAACGGCCAAGCAAAAGCGGCTGACATTCTTGGGGTTCACCAGACGGCAATTAGTAAAGCAGTAAGGGTTGGCCGGAAGATCTACATCACCACACTTCCTGATGGTCGAGTGGTAGCTGAAGAGCACCGTCCTTTCCCTAGCATCAAATCTGCCGCGGCCTAAGCGGCATCGCTCTTTAACACTCTGAAACCCGTCCCCGCCCGTGTGGGGAAACCTTAAGTGACTTGCTCACTGCAATGTCACGCAATCAATTAACCAACAAGGGAATTATCCAAGATGGAACATGCAACTCAAAGCAAGAACGCGCGCCGTATTGAATCGGCGTTGCTGAACAAGCTGGCGTCTATCAGCCAGAAAACATTCGCAGAAAAGCTGGGGATCGCTGAATACCAAGTCAGCCGCATGAAGAAAAACTTTTTCCGTCAGATGAGCATGGCAATTGACATCCTCGAATACGGAATTGCTGATGACGATGCTGCGCAGCTGGCTAAAGCGGTGGCAAAAGAAGTGGCCCTGATTTTGGGCAAAGAAAAAGCCGAGATGAGCGGCAACTCATTCCCGGCCTGATTGCGAAAAGACTGGATCAATTCACAGGAGTAATTATGAAACAAGTAGCTGAAGTTTTCAATCTCGGAGGCGCCAATGGCTAAGAACTCAATCGACGCTTAC